GCACCACGAACGGCGCGGATTGTGCCCTTCAAGGTCATGGAATGTCTGAAATCAAATGGAGCTCTGAGTATCTTTTCAATGAAGCAGGGGAAATAGCGAAGGCAAAAGAAGAACCCCTTTCAATCAAACACTTTTGGGCAATAGCCGACCGAGACCTGGCCGGCGAAGTTCCCAAGAGTTTCACGGAATTGTTCGAGCGCGCGCGAAACTACATCCAGTTCGATCGGGCGATCGCGCGAAATGCGACCGACAAAACCGATCCGGACGTGTGGGCATCCGTAAAGCGGATGGAGATTTTCGACGCCCACCTGGCCACGCTGAAAGGCCTAGACCCGCAACTGCAGGTCACGGGCATGTTGAAGTTCATGTGCCGTACGAATCTTCTGTTCCTGGCCCGTGAAGTATTCAACAAGGCATTCACTTTCTATACGCACGCGCCGATCACCAATTTCTTCGTGCAGAAGGATCCGTCGAAACCACATTATCTGCAGGATCTCATCAAGGAGCGTTTGCTCCTGTATCCTCGCGGAAGTTTCAAGTCGACGGCCGACGTTATCGATTGCGTGCAATGGCTGATCAATTTTCCTGAGATTCGTATTCTGATTCTCGCGGCCGAGAGTAGTTTGGCAGTTTCGTTCATCGGAGAAATGAAGAATTATTTCTTCGTGCCGAAGTCTGCTGAGCCTACGAATTTCCAAAAGCTTTTCCCCGAGTGGGCCATCTCGTCCCGGACCGAAGGCGCGGAAGACCAATTCTTCTGCCCGAATCGGCCTGTCGGTGATGAGAAAAAGAAAGACCCTTCCGCTTGGGCGAATTCGATTCTATCGAACTTGCCTGGATGGCACTGCGATTTGATGAAGGGCGACGACGTCGTAAACGACAAGAACTCGGAAACGAAAGAGTTGATCGCGAAAGTAATTCGCAAGATCAACTACGCTGAATCTCTTATTGACCCGGGAGGATACAAGGACCTCCTCGGAACGCCTTACGCTGGATCTGATCTGTACGCACACACTGTCGCGTCAGTCGAACCTGCTGACCTAAAGAAGCTCGCGACTCCAGCCCGATGGCTGATCCCAGCCTCTCAACATAAAGACGAGCGGGATTGCACCGACGCGGATTGGGAGCTTCTTTTTGAATTTGACAAGACCGGTCGTGCGCGTCTTACGAACGACTTCTTGAACAAGAGGCGCCGCAAGGATATCGGAATCTACCTGTCGCAGTATATGTTGAACGCGACCGGAACGAGAAAGGTTAAGTTCACGCTGGAGTTGTTGACGCAGCGGACGATCTCTCTCGAGCAACTTCCGAACAGCCTTCGGTATTACATCTTTTGGGATTTCGCTTACGGCTCAAGCCAATCGAACGATTATTCTGTCGGTGCTGTTGTCGGCCTTGATGATAAAAATCGTGCATATGTGGTTGAGATTATACGCGACCATTACGTTGAGAGCGATCTCGCGCGCGCAATCGTAGACTCGTACAAGAAGTACGAACCGCGTTTGGTGTGCATTGAAAACTCCAACGGTGCTCAGTTCCTGGAATCGACGATCCGCCGGTACGCAGAGGAAGTTGGGATAGCTTACATCCCGTTGGACTTCTTCAAGGTCGACCGGTCCACCAACGCGAAAGCAAATCGTATTGGCGCGACGCAGCCTTATCTTCTGGGCGGTCAGCTGTTCTTCATGAACACGATTGAGTGCCTGAATGATTTGTACAATGAGTTCAAAGACTTCGGGACAAGCACTCACGATGATATCCCGGACGCAATCAGTCACTTCATGCGAGTTCTGCCGGCCGGCATGCCAGAACCAAATGGCCCGGGCAGCAGAGAACGCGCTCAGCAGTTCGACAAAGCCCTTCGCGAGAAGGACTTTTACGACCTCATTTTCGGACAAGGTGACTACGCACCCCCCGTCCCGCAACAGCCGAGTGAGCCAGAAGTAGGAACAGGTGACTTCGGCGGCAACGAGCTTTTCGATCCCTATGGGATCCCGAATTTCAGGAAATAACTTATGGCAGCCGTCCAACCACTGGCGGGAACATCTACCGCCGGGACAATCGACATCGCGGACGTTAAGAGCCCGATGGAAGTAACGGACGATGCTGCGCTCAAAATAGTTACGAGAGATGCAGCGTTCACGCGTTCTTGGATTGAGAGCCGGTATTTCAACCTTCGATGGATCGAGATCGATCTTCTGTATCAGTCTCCCCCACTACTTCAAGTGTGGGAAGGGACGTCGATGCCGAAGGCGAACATCGCCAAGTTCACCGTCGCCACGCACGTCAATGCGATTAGCTCTAAATTGATCGGCGGAATGTTTTACGAAGAGCCGTCGTTCATTTTGCAGCAACGGTCCAGTATTTCTGCGAATTGCGCGCGAGCCATCACAGAAGTGGAGTCGTATCAGCTCGCAGAAATGAATTTCAAGCAGGAAGTCAAGTATGGTTTCTTCTCTTGCTTGCTGAACGGAACAGGAATCTGGAAGTGGGGCTGGAAAGATCATTACGTAACGGAGTGGGAGTTCGAGCCGCTCGGTCCGATGACTTCGGTCAAGGGCAGCGACGACGGAATCGTAAAGCAGGTTCCCAACCAGGAATCCGATTCGTTCAAGATGATCCGGGTTGAAAATCTTAAGTCTCATCCTTCCTTCGAAAACTGCGACATCCGCACGGTCCTGGTGGATCCAGGATGCCGCACTCCCGACATTCGCGACGCCAAGTTCGTCATTCATGAATTCCCGGTAACCTACCGTGACCTCATGAATATGAAGGACGAGGTTTATTTCGACGAGAACAATGAGCCCGTCTATCGTTACAATCTTCCTGACGAGACAGAGATTCGTTCTTGGTTCGACGGCACCGAAGCCATGGATCAGTCCAGGGCGATCGCCAGTCAGAATTTTACGTCCGGACAGAACAACACGCAATTCGTGCAGCATGCTGCACCTCTGTTCACTAAGACCACCGAAGATCCACTAGACGAACCGCTACTTCTCCAAGAGCGTTGGGACAACGAAAAGGTTATGACCGTGCTGGCAGGCAAGCGCCTGATCCGGAACGAGCCTAATATGTTCGGAAAGATCCCGTTCTACTCCGTCAATTGGTGGATGATTCAAGATTGCTTCTGGGGTCTCGGTCTCGGGACATGTCTCGGCGGCGAACAAAGATTGCAGCAAGGTTTCATCAACGCTGTCGCCAACATCGGCACGTTGGCCGCCAACCAGCCACTCGTTCGCGCCCGCGGAGCCAACATCAACACGCAGCAAGTTCGCGCGCGCCTCGGTGGATTCATCGACGTAGACGGAAACGATGCTACGAAGGCGATCCATCCTCTGGACCTCCCGAAGATTCAGCCGGAAATGTTCCAGGTTGTCGCGGCATCGGAATCTAGAACAGAATCGATTTCCGGCGCAAGCCAGATGCTTACGATGGGCTCGTCAAAGCCTAGCGGCCGCGGCTCTTCCATGGGGCGAACGGCAACAGGCGCCGGCAACATGATGCAAGCAGCCACTGATCGTATCGGCGGGCTGGTTGAGGATTTCAACCGGCAAGTCTACCAGCCGTTCTTGTGGCAGATCTATGATCTGAACCGCATGTTCCTTCCTCCGACCGTGTATCGCTCGATCCTGGCCGAAAGCCTGGGCGACGAGATGCACGCGACGTTCGAAGATTTCATGAAAGGCCGCAAGGGCATCAAAACGTTCGACGTACTGGCCGGCAGCCACCTGGCAGCGCGCCAGCAGATGGCGCAGTCCATGCCTCTGATCATGCAGTATTTCACGAACCCAGCTCTAGCGGGTCAGATCGCGGATATCAATGGCGAGTACATTGATTTCAGCGAAATCCTCCACATGTTGACAGACGTCAGCGGGTGGGGCGGATCGACCTATTATTCGATCATGAAGAAGCTGACAGCGCAAATGAAGCAGGCGCGAGCGCAGCAAAACCCTGTGGCGCAGAAAGCTGCCGCAGATCAAGCGAACGCTCAGCAAAAGTTCCAACAGAAGTCGCAACTGCAATCTCAAGGATGGACCGAGAGAGCAGCGGGCGACGTCATTCGACACTCCCTTGAGCAAGCAGGCTCCAGCGAGGCAATAACTGGCGAACCCGGTGGAGTTGGATTCGGCAGTTCTGATCTATCAGCGTAAGGAGAACTACAATGGCGGACGTAAAACAAGGACCGGCAGGCGATGCTTGCCACATGCAGATCGAGAGCGGCAAAGGCAGCGACAAGCCGATGCGCAAAATGACGAAGGGCCCGATGGGCTACACCGTTACCAGCCCGGCACCGACGCCGTCTTCGGTTCGCGATCTCAAGAGCAGGCCGTAATCGTTTGACGAGCTACCGGGAGGTATCTCATGAGTCTCATGGATGAATTCGAAACAGGGCCTGTCGAAGGCCTTCAACCGATAGCTATGCGTGACCCCGATGCGCTGAGGTTCAGCCCCGGAGATCTCGTCATGTTGGCTACCTGGGTTTCGTCTCCCGCGTACCGTGTGTGGCAAAAGCTGTGCGAGGGCATCATAGAGAAGTTAGAGACCGCGCACTTAAGCAATTGGAAAGATGCGGAAGCTTTTCAGCGAACAGGACTCGTTGCAGTCGCAGCACGAATGCACTACGAACAGGTTCAGCTGGCAGCCAAGAACGCAGTAGAAGAATTTGCCGGTGAAGTGGATTTTGCTCGAATCAAAAAAGAGCAGATGAATATTTCGCCGGAGCAGCAGATTCTGAACGAATTCAAAGGAGATTGAAAATGATTCTTACCATCGCCGCAGTTGCAATCGCCGCAGCCGTCGGGTACGCCGTGTACAAGCACGTCACTGTTGCCCAAGTCAAAGCCGAACTAATCAAGATCGAAGCTGATGTCGTCGCCGCCGAACCGGTCATCAAAGCCAAGGTTCTCGCGAT